AATTGCTTATACAGAAACTTTGCAACAAGAGATACAAAATCTCAAAGAGCAAATGGCTCAACTGCAATATCAACTAGATATTAGAATTACAGCTTTAGTTGGCTATCAAAGTACTTTAGAAGTTATTCAAGAACCAACAAAAGGAGAAGAAGATGGAAATGTTAATTAACGCAATTAGCTGGATTACAATAATAGTAACGGTTTCTAGTTTTATAGCGGCCTCTACGCCAACACCTAAAGATGATGTCTGGATCGGTAAACTGTATAAATTTATAGATCTGCTTGCTTTAAATATTGGTAAAGCAAAGGAGAAATAATGAACTGGTTTAAAAAAATGTGGCAAAACGTCAGAGGCGTTGAAGAAAAAACAGTTAGAGCTAGAACAGAAGACGGTAAGTTTGTTGCTGATGATAAGTCAACTCCTGATGTCAACGAGGCCTACACTACGATAGAAGTAGAAAAAAAATAATGGAAACCGCAAAAGATGCACTTCATCAAATTAGCTCACACGAAAAAGAATGTGCTATACGCTATCAAAATATAGAAAAGCGTCTTGATGAAGGATCTGAGAAGTTTAAGAAATTAGAGAATATGCTCTGGGGTGTTTACCCATTTATGGTAGGAGCTATAGTTCTCACAAAATTTTTATAGATGGAAGAGGAACTACACAACGAACCAACTATAAAAAAAAAGCTAGAGCTTGATATTGACGTTTCACCCAACTATCTATCAGTCAACCCGTTTCAAAAATGGATACATCTAGCTAAAACCGTAGACGCTTGGCGAATTTTCCCTAGAGTGTTTGTCAGCGTCTACATCTTTCTACTATACAAAGTAGTCACCTGGTTTATGACCATACCTGAACCCAACCTAGAACAATCAGCATTAGTATCAGTTGTTGTAGGAGCTATGGCGGCAGTATTTGGTATTTACGCTGGCACATCAGGACAAAGCAAAAAGTTTAAAGGCGAGGATTAATCTTGGAAGCGTTCAATCTGATCGCTGAATTAGGTCTACCTATAGCCGGGGCTTTGATTATGGCCTACTTTATATTCTTGGTTATGAAACAACTTATGGATGGTTTAATAAGCGAAATTAAAACCGTACAGGGTATAACTAAAATGCTCATCACAAGAGCATCTATTATGAATAACGATATGATTCGTATAGACACAAGTGTTTCTAGCGCTTTAAACCTACCACCAGACCTGGACAGGATAGCTAGAGCAGAAAACTTTGTAGAGGATGGCAAGATAGATGCCAGAAGAGATTAATGGATATAGTAAAAATAATAACAGAATTTGGATTTCCAGTAGTTATGGTGGTTGGACTGGGTTATTTTGTTTACTTTGTCTGGCAAACCATTACTAATAAAATAGATCCTGCCGTACAAGACATGAAAAGCACAATCATACGTTTGACAGACCAGCTGAGGCTACTTGACCAAGATATGATTAGACTACAGAGTAAAGTAAACACAGTTATTGAGGTGAAGGAACAAGATGAAAAAGAAACTAAAACCAACAAAAATATTTGAAGAGGAAATAGCCAAAGAAATGAATTGGCTAGGCACAGCTGTTATAGTTTTTGTGTTATTTTTTGTTTTATTTGTTTCTACTGCAAACGCTGATGAAATGACGCACAAGTTCAAAAACCCCAGCTTTTCAGGAGTAGGCACATCTAGTCATTACCTTACTATAGAAAATCAACAGTTTAATAGAGAAGAGTCGATACGAGAAGAGATTAGAGCTTATACAGAAGATCTTGAGAGGGAAGCTGAAAACACTACGTTAGCTAGGTTTATACGTAACTTAGAGAGTAGAATATACGCACAACTAAGCAGACAGTTAGTTGATAGTTTGTTTGGTGAAACTGCTTCTGATTTTGGTGTTCTTGAATTGGAAGGCAACACTATAGAATATAGAGTAGAAGACGATAAGGTAACATTAATAATTACAGATGAAGAAGGCAATACAACAGAAATTACTGTACCTCTTGGTTCTTTCACTTTCTAGTTGTGCATTAATAGTAGATCCATTAAAAAATGGTATACCGCCAATAAGAAGCATAGAGTCAGCAGAGGTTGGAGCCTTGCTTACTAATTTATCAAAAGTACCTATTCCTATAAGAAAACCTGTAGTAGCTGTATATCCAAGTTCTTTTAAAGATGACACAGGACAAAGAAGAAGTAACAGTCAATATGCTAGTTTTAGTAGCGCAATTACACAATCACCTGATGCTTACCTAATTAGAGCCTTACAACATTCAGGTGTCTTTGATGTTGTAGAGCGTACAGGACTAGACCATCTCACAAAAGAAAGACAAATAATTCGTTCTGCTAGAGAAAGTTTTGATGAAAAACAACAACTTAAACCTCTGCTTTTTGCTGGTTTATTAATGGAAGGTGGAGTTGTAGGTTATGAAACTAACGTGCGTTCAGGAGGGGCAGGAGCTAGATACCTTGGGATAGGAGGCTCTAAAGAGTATAGACAAGACTCTGTAACCATATCTTTGAGAACTGTATCTGTTTTAACGGGTAAAATTTTACTTGAAGTGTTAGTCACTAAGACTATTTTGAGTGCATCTGTATCTTCAGATGTGTTCAGATTTTATGCAAATAATACCGAATTAGTTGAAATAGAGAGCGGTATAGTAGAAAATGAATCTATAAATATTGCTTTACAGATGGCTATCGAGACAGCTGTTTTGCAAACAATAGAGGAAGGATATGAAGAAGGCTATTGGAAATATAAAAATAATATTTATCAGCCTAGTTGTGATGATGAGTGCATCTCTAATATACGCGGCTGACAACGAAATATTTATAGACCAGTCAGGTGCTACATCTAACTTAGATATAGAACAAGTTGGTGGTAGTGGCAACATCATTGGTGGTGCTGATGCAGCAGCTGGTTCTATGACCGCATTAGATATTGATGGTACATCTATGACCTTAGATGTTTTACAAAAAGGTAGTACAAATAAATTTCTTGGTGATATCTGGGCAGATAACTACACAGGTTACTTCTCATTCATAGGTGATACCAACACGTTTAATATGTCCACGGACGAGACTAACGCTACTGGAGCTGATGGCTCTAATGTAAACGTACAAGTCACAGGCAATACTAATACTATGACCCTTAATCATGCCATGACTGCACTAGCAGCAAATCTTGATTTAGACTGGACCGTACAGGGTGGCAGTAACAGTATAACGGCATCTATAGATGTAGATGGTGCTACCAACTACATGAACATAGATGGTAATGATAATACGGTCACTTATGACGGAGATGGCTACGCTGGGGGCTACTTTCACCTTACACATGTGGGTGGGAGCAGAACCTTTAACATAGATCAGGAGTCTACATCTGATAATGACTGGCTTAAAATTACATCTGCTGGCTCTAGCGGTACTGTCTGTGTTACTCAGTCAGACGCAACTACTTCATTCGTCTGTTGAGATAGGCTCTATCTCGGAAGTTAGAGGTAGCGCACAAGTCCTAAGAGACAAAGCTTACGGAGCTGAGTTGCAGTTCAACATACAACAAATGGATGATGTCCGTACAGAAGCGGGTAGAGTCGCCATAACCTTTGAAGATGATTCCACAGTCAAACTAACCGAACATTCTAAGTTAGTTATAGACGAATACATTTACGATCCCGATCCGTCTAAATCTAAAATGGCCCTGAAGTTTGCTAGTGGTACAGCAAGGTTTATTACGGGTAAGTTTAATAATAAAAGTAATATATCTATCAAAACTCCTACCGCTGACATAGCAATTAGAGGTACGGACTTTACTTGTACTGTAGATGAATTAGGTAGATCTCTTGTCATACTATTGCCAGATGAAAATGGTATATCTAGTGGCGAGATTCTGGTATCTACAGCTATGGGTAGTGTAACGTTGAACAAACCGTACCAGGCGACCACTGTATCTGTATACGAAAACAACCCTACTAAGCCTGTAACATTAGATATATCACTAGATTTAATTGACAACATGTTGATTGTAAATCCTCCACAAGAAACAGACCAACAGACAGAAGAAACACAATCAAAAACAACAGTAGACTATCTAGAGTTTGATGATTTAGATATAGATTTTCTTGCCGAAGACTTTTTAGATGCAGAAGCTGACCTTGAATTTACTGAATTAGATATAAATTATTTAGATGTAAACTTCTTAGAAGACTTACTTAACGTGCTAGATGCACTAGCCATATCAAAAGAGGAAGATCA